GTTGTGACCAGCCATCTGTGTACTGGCGACTGCAAAACACAAACGAACCGTCATCACAGACGTCGTAGTATTTGCAAATGCGGCCGAGTGCCTCGTAGCGCTGCTTGGCGCCGGGCTTGAACTCTTCCACACAATCATCGCCAGCGGCAATAGCCCAAGACGCCCCGGTAAGCACAGCAAGGAGAACCCTGATGCGCGAATTCGTCGGAGACGTGTTGAAACTGCCACTCTTCTGCAACCCAGGCATGCCCTGCGCAACCAACGTTCCGTTGGGAAGCGCGAAAACCGAGTTGGCGAGACACCAAACCCGGTTCCGGAGAGCGCGCGCGTACGCACCGTCCGGAGAGCAACCGTTCAGCTGAATTCGAATTTCCGCGTCGGCTTGGAGCTCCCATTCCTGCACACTCCAGTCGAAGCCGGAGATGTCGGACTGAGCCCTTTTGCCGCGCGCACTGATCTGATCCCACAGTTTTTGGTTCCACTCTGGTGTGAATGAGATACCGCATTTTGTCGGATTGTCAAACCAGCGGTCTTTCTCCGCTTTGTTCTGAGGTGTACTGAGAACGCGCTCGATGAGTTGATCGATGAGCGCAACAGCTGAGATGAGACGCACTCGTCCTGTTTTGATCTTGTCGATCGGGTGACCTTCGTTCTTCACGAAAAGTTTGATCGGATCGCAAAATCCATGCTTCACAAGCTGCTCGGGTTGGAGGCGCCGCAGGTCCTCATGCTCTGTGGAGAGCAAGAGACGCAGCCGCACCATAGTGGCGGCCACGACATCTTCGAAGTGCTTATCGATGATTGCCTGGTTGTTCGCGCCAACAGACACAAGCGGGACTGCCGGTGTGGCATCGCGCTTAGCCTCGATAGCCAAAGCGTAGCGGACGTTCTTCTCCAGCATTTGGAAATTCACGCCGCTCGCGTTAAAGCCCCTCGGGGGTCGAGAGTTGGGGTACATGTTTGCAACCTTCCGCATCGCCTCTGCGAGGTTGGAAGGAGGGGGTGTCGGCTTGTGCCGAGAGGCCTGATAGGCCAAAGAAGTGATGATTGCCTGGGTGTCTCGCGGGGGAAGTTGAATATCCGCTAAGCGGGGTTCAATTTGGATCGCTAGCTTGAGCGCTTCCGTCATTTCCGCGGGCTCACTCTCATGGGCTTTCACCTGGGTCCAGCCGCACCGGTAGAG